TGCAGATTGTTCGCGCAACGTCTTGGTTCTTATTAACGAAGTTTAACTTACTGTGACTTACCACCTTGATGGGGCCTATGGCATTGACATCGCTATAAGCTAGTCTTAGCTGCTGGTTTCTTAGCACCAAGGAGTCCCAGATGTCTGGGAGGCCTGACGTACTAGTGAGCCGGGAAGCAAACATCTTCGTATAGAAATCACAGCCAAGTGCTCCAACAGACGCACCGGGCCCGACACCGCCAGCGTAAAACATACTGGTGTAATCGGCGAAGAGTGGCCCTAGATTACTAGGGTCAAGGAACTCTTTGATCTCTACTTGTAACATAGAGAAAAGTTCCCAATCCGGCTGAACTAAGTTAAGTTCAAGACCCCACGAGCGAACGCGTTCATTAACAGCATTGAATTTTCCCAATGCTGCAGTGCACGCGAACTGCGAAGGCTTGAGAGCGTTATTGAATTTCTTCAATAGGCTTTCCTTTAGGCGGTAGCAAGCTACTTGCCTTGGGGAGTTGTCGATACTCCATGACGGAGCATCGACATCTATCTCAGTTCTCAGGTCTTTTCGTAAGCTCTGGATAAGTTGATCCGCGCAGAAATTCACGGGCCTACCACCCAGCAGCGTTGAGACGCTCGGCGAGCTTGTCATCTTTTGTACCGATGGCTAGCGAGCAGAGCATAGTATAGATCAGCTCAGACGCCGAAGCTTCAGCCATAGTAATCGCTGGAACCTCAATTACGTCTGTGCTGGTCCGGCACCAAAGAGTATGCCAAGACCCGGTATCATGATCCGTTTTCAGGTAAACTGAGAACGCCTCACAACAGGAGTTTAAGGCATAACCTAACAGGTGCAGCGCCCCATTAAAGGAAGTCGTGTACGTGCTGTGGTCAACTGACTCACAGTGTTGTATAAGACACTTTAATGACGTGCTTCTTGCACCAGTCAAGAGCTGGTAGTCCCTCATTATGATAGCGAGGGAGCCAGGATCGAAACTGATGCGAGACGACATCTCATTCGCTGACAGACTCAAGTTTTTCATTTGTAGCTCCTAATTAAGGTGTATTACAAATGAGCAGCAGACGGCTTGCGCCGCTAGTGCTCGTTAAAGAGCACCAGTAATCGCCAAGTCCCCCATGTTCGAGCTCTGTTGAGCTACTGCACCCAAATGGGCAGAGTAGCCAGCACGAACGTTGGGGGCATCAGCGAGATCTGCTCCGGCCGGTATTTCAGCCGTGGTCCGCCAGATCGCAACGCGATAAGGCTGACCCGCAAGAGGCAGAACGCCCTTGCGTGTAACGACTGTATAAGTATTGGTCGGAACTTGAGCCACGATCCCCGTAACCGGATTTGCAGGCGGCAAAACTCGCAGCGTGCTTGGCCGGGTGAAGTTGATCGTGAACGGAGCAGCAACGGTATGAACCGTTACGCCCGCTTGGGTGCCGCCGAGTGCTGACACGTACACTTGCTTACCAGGTTGGTTTGCAGGTGCAGTATCAGCCAGGACGGTATAGGTGGGGCTTGAAAACCCCGTCTGCGCTGCGCCCGTAATGGGCGATGTAACGGAAATGGGCATTTTATAGTGCCTATATGAGGATTGGAGCTATCAAAAGTAAATATGATAGCCGACACCGCCCTTCCCAGACAAATCCGGTCTCACAGGCCTAGAACTTGCGACTTGACGAGTTACAGCGGCAATATTCAGCCACTTCGTCGATAGCAAGCCAGGACACTGAAAATGGAACGTCGGGTAAGGAACGGAAGAGGGCGCGTCGCGATATATATAACGCGCTCTACCAACGGCCGATGGAGCCTCGCGAAGCTGGTAATGCAATGCGAGTTGCGCAGATGTCAGGTGAGCGTCACGGATGGTATATAAGTAACTGTTTCTTACAGTCCTGTTTACCCATCTTGGTGACACCTGCCATAAACGCATCCCATCTAGCACTTCACCAACGTTGGCGAAGTAGTCGATGAGCCATGAAAAAGGAATAGCCTCCCACGCGGCAGGGATGATGTCAAAGTCATCCGCACCAATATGTTGGAGAGCCTTCTTCATGCCTGGAGGTTTTGACTGAAAACAGGCTTTATAGCGAACAGTGTTAAGTTGGCTCTCGTAGTCAACAGCACTGAACGCATAGCCCGTCATCCCTGCAACTACCTGATTTAATACTAAGGGGTAGCGCGAATCGATTTGTTCCTTCCCAAAACCACTGACAGTGTAATAGTCAGCGGGGTCGGTTTCTCGATCGAACAGCCCATCATATGCCTTTTGGGCATCAGATAGATCGTTCAGCGTCGGCTTAACGCCAAACTTGTAGGCTAACCACGCATTCGCCACGTCTTTTCCGTATTGTTTCCTTTTACGGGAGACGCGTCCAATCTTCTTGATAGTGCCAGCAAAATCCCACGTAGCTTGATAAAGGGACTTAACGGGAGACGCGAGCATATGATATGTCTCGCGAACTTCCGCTAAAAAGTTCCCCCCTCGCCACGTGTTCTGGCTGGCAATATAATGACTCAAGAATTTTGAAGATGCGCGCCGATCTGCAAGAACTGAGATCGAATTGGAAGCTGTGAATGGACCAAAATAGTTCATTAACAGATCACCATACGTGAGTTGGAAAATATACGAACCGGCTCCGCCGGTCCAGTTTTCCATTACACCTTGGGTCCAATCCAATCGCTCGCAGGTGTTCCCAACGAGGGTGGTAGTCGCCGATATATGGTTAGCGATTTTCTCGCGCCAGTAAGGCAGATTATCACCTTTGGTTACAGAGGATGTTAGAACGATGTTCTTCACTCGAGAGGCGTGTGTCGGGTTTTGTCCCGGACCGCCAGACCAGTGATCAGCATCCACACGTAGAGCCAATGGACGGGTTGAATTAACCGTCGTACTCATAGGAACCTCTAGCTTTAAGGTTAGAGCGACCTAATAGGGCGCCCAGCAAAGCTGGG